GCTTCTTCCGTGAGCGAGAACCCGAGGGCAATCGTTTCGTGGTTGTAGCGAGCTGTGAAGACTTCTTGACCGTTGTCGTATGCGATGGCCGAACCTTCGTTCTTGACTGGAGCAGCCGAGAAACCAGAAAGCTTCGTTTCTTCTTCGAACGAACGTTCGGAAGTTTCCGTTTCGTAGATTTCTTTGTGCTCTTCGCCGTAACGTGCATACTCGAGGCCGAACAAAGCGTTCAGTCCGGGCAACAGTTCTTTAAGAAGTTGTGCGCGTGAAATTGCCATTGTTCAGTCTCCTTATGCCAGACCGGTTGGGTTGAGGTAGCTGTGGGTGCCTTGGTTCCACTTGACGATAACTTCGGTGTAAGAACCGGGGCTACCTGCCAAAGCAGTTTCAGGGACAACGTCCACAACGCGGATAGGCCACGTCGAAGTAGTACCTTCAGTCGAGTCAACACCGACCTTAGAGTTACCAGTCGCAGTTGAACCTACGTTGTTCGCACCATTTGCCAACTTCACGTTCGAGCCAACAGCGGCTTGAGTGAGGTAGCTAACGGTGTTCGAGTTGGTACCAGCGCATACAGCAACCTTAAACAACGCATCAGGGTCTTCCTGAACGTATGCTGTGATGTCGCTGATGCTCGTGGTGCCGGGGTAGTACTGACGGAATGTCAAACCAAAGGTTGGGTCCGTATAGGTACAACCGAGGAAAACACCGACAGGGGTGGCCGAGTCTGTACCAGTGTCCTTGCCAACAGTACCGCCTGCGAGCAACTTAACGACGTCACCATAGAAGATGGCAGTCGAGGAGTTAACCGCGATTGGAAGTTGACGAGTAGCACCAGCAAAAACCTGTCCGCCGATCAAATTGATCGGGATTAGCCCGTAAGGGCTGGTAACAGAAGGGTATGCCATTTTATAGCTCCTTTAGCTATTTGCCTTTGCCAAATGACGTCGTAGACCGTTTTTCCCTAAAGAGTGGCATACGAGCGTCGTTCTCACGCATGAAGTTATTGTCCACGGAGTCCATCTGAGACTGATTTTTAGCAGCAAAGTATTCCTTACGCTGACGCATCAGTTCTTCCGGTGCCTTGCACAACAACAGTCCTGCGACTTCGATGTTGTCTTTGAAACGGCTATCAGGGTCTACCAACATCTGGAACTGAGGTTGTTCCTTGATGCTAACTGGCTCCCAACCTTCCCGTAGTTTGGACGAGATATTGCGAGGGTCGTTTTGGCCCATTGATGCTACACGTATCCAACGATACGCATAACCAGCTTGCTTGTCCGGTTCTGGCAGGGTCGATGCCGGTTGCCATACTTTAGGACGTTCAGCTTCTGCACGAGTTTCACGAGGGGCGCGGGTCAAACCCGATTTACCTTCTAGGGCGTCAATAATATCAGTCATTTTAATTCTCCATCTTCACTAGTTCACGGGCATACTGTTCAGCTGTTAAGCCTAGACGTTTTGCGATTGCCAACTGGGACTGTTTCAACACAATCTTTTTGGGGGACCGTGTTCGTGAGGCTGGAGCAACGACCGATGACGCTTTTTGTTCGCGTGCAGCGGGCTTGGTGTCACCGTAATCCATTTCATCTCCGAAGTAATCGGAGAAGCGACGGCGCATAGTTTTGTCTACAACGCCCCAATATTCGTCGGTGCCTGCAAACTGCGGGCCACGTTCATTTATGAGCCTCTGGTGAAGCCCAAGAGCAGTTGCGGTCATTTCCGGGTCTGTACCATACCACGTATTGCGCTCTTGCCACGCCATAGTTTTCTGGTCAGGCTGCGGAATTTGCACCTGCTGTTGAGGTATTTCTACCTCCTTATCTTCCTCCTGTAAAGTAGGACGATAATTATTTATTTGCTGCATCCGGTAGTTAACTTCAGCAAGCTTCTCTTGAGCGTCTGCTAGACGGTCTGCATCACCTGACTCGTAGGCTTCTTTAAACTCACGTTTGGCTGCAGCAGCCTCAAACTCCGCAGTTTGTTTATAGCTACCAATTAGCGACTGTTCGCCCTGTGCTAGTGTATTTTTTAACCTGCGGTTCTCTTCAAGAATACGTTGCGCAACAGAAAGAGCTTCTGTCTTTTCACGCATCTCGCGTTCTTTTTCACGACGCTCGTCATGCCAGACTTTCTTCATCTGCTTCAGACGTGTCTTTACCTTGTCGGAATAGTCTTCGAGCTCATCAGCTTCCAGTTCTTCAACAAGTTCCTTCGGCATTGGCTCACGGCCACGATCTGCTTCAGGGGTATCATCTTCAATTTCAATTTCGGGCGTATTAGCCTCAGAAACGGGGGTTTCGTCTTCGACTTCGTAGGAAAAATCCTCGAAGTCATCATTCTGCATGGTCATTTTACTTCTCCTTGTACGGGTTACGTCCGTTAAGCGCGGGAAATACCCCGTGGGTCTTCAACAACACCTTCTACACTGTCGTCGTTGATTAGGCGGAACTCACGACCGTGAATTTTCACACGGCTACCTGCCATTGGGCGGGTCAGAATGAAGTCACCTTCTTGGCACCATGGGCCAGACGGGAAACGTTTCTCGTCCTTGTAGCAATCTGGACCCATCTTAAGCACCATAAGCACTGGGGTAGTGAGTTCTTCATACTGCTTGGTAGAGTCGGCCTTGAAGATACCGCCAGCGGTCTTGTCTTCGACTTCAGGGATAGCACACAATATGCGATAGCCTGATGGGTCTGGAAGCTGCTTGGCTTTCTTATCGTCAGTGTCGGGTAGGACTGTTGCGTCCTCGATGTTATTTACGTCCGTAGCCAGAAAAATCTCTGGTAGTACGGGGAGAGTATTGTCCTCTTCAGTCATCGTCATGTTCCATTCTTTGTGCGGTTTCAGCGATGAAACCGTTTGACATCATAAGTCCGCGAATAATTCCGCAGGCATATTTATATTCCCCATGGTCCTTTGCAGTGCCACGGGCGAGGTCGCCGCTAATTACGTCAATCTCATCTTGTACCTTTTTTGACAGGTACATCAGTAACTCATTTGTCATTCATTCTCCTTGGGCGTTGCTTGGTTGGGAACGGGTTGTTCACTTTGGAGGGCTTCACGGGCAATTTCGATACCCATGCGGAGTCCTTCTGCTTCCTGCTTAGCTTCCATTTGACTTTTGGAAGTGGCAAGTTTTGCGCCGACGTTTAGGCCAGCTATCTCTTCTTGCGACTCGATACGCGCCATCTCTAGCTCGAGTCGGTCGTTCTTCTCTGCGGCGTCAATCTGCATCTTCTGCCGCTTGAGTTCGAGTTCACCCTTCTTAATCTCCAGCTCTTGCATCTGCATCTGGACGATTGGGTCTTGCGCTGTCTGCTGTGCCTGCTGCTGTGCAGCTTCGGCTTGGTTCTTCTGGAGCAGTTGTTGCGCTGCCTGTGCAGCTAGACGGGAGACAGCCAGTTCGGTGTCTTTGTCCATCTCTGCCTCTGGTGGTGGCAGCGGTACACCGGCCTGTGCTTCGACTTGCTTACGGTATTCGAACGCAAGGTGTTCAGCTATATGCGCTTGCATTGCACTCATCATAGACTGTGCATTAGGGTTCTGGCCCAGAAGCTGCATAATCTTAGGGTCTTGCATTGCGGTAGTGTGCACCATGATATGTGCTTCGTGGTCTTGGTAGATAAACGCCTTAACGGGCTTACCGTTAATGATGTCCATATTTTCTGACACAGGGTCACGCGGCTTCATGTCGTCACCATCTTTGAGTGGTACGAGCTTCTGCGCGTTCTTGATACCTAGCACCTCAAGCATCTGACGGTGTAGATAGGGCAGGTCGTAGATTTGCGGCGCGCCCTGTGCCAACTGGATAACAGCCTGATACTGTACAATCTTCTGCGCCATAGTGGCAGCGTTAGGATCAGATACAGGAATAACATCTACGTTGTCGTAGTCAGACTTCTTGGCCCTACGACCGCCTTCTTCTGGCTCAAAGCTGTACGCATCTGGTGTGTAGTCGCGTATGATGCCCTTAAGAAGCTGGAACTCGCGCTTCATCGCATAGTGGACACGTGCCTGCACGGCACTCATCATCTTCAACGTACGCTCAAGAATAGCTAGTGTGGTGCCCACAGGAGCCTGTGCAGACATGTCAGACACCTTCATGTCCGCCATACCAGCGAAGCGACGACCTTCGTCTACAATAGTACCAAGAAGGGAGTAAAGAACCTGTGAAGGTTCCTTGTAGGGTAGTGGCATGATATTATCACGCATTGTACCACTAGCGACGTCTACATCGCGCCATTCAGCAGGACTTATCGGGGTGTCATCACCCTTGACACGCAAGCCTTTAGTTTTGAACCCGCCCGGGAGATTAGATAGAGTACCAGCATCGACAAGCTGACGAATAAGACTGGTACCAGACTTAGCAAAAGCACCAATAAGGTGAATAAGGCCAAAAGCGTAGAAGCCAAAGCCCGGGACGTACGAGTAATGTACGAAGTGATTGCGTTTAAGTTTCTTTTTATCATCGGGGTTCCAATTCCGGCGAATAGATAGGACCGTCTCGGTCTCTTTATCTATGGTAACAACGTATGGGAGTGCTATTTCAAGCTTGTTTTCCTCTTCGTCACGGTAGTCATCGTCTTCAATGACCAAATCTACGTGCATTTCTAGCAGTTTGTACCGGTCATCGGTCTCTGCACGGAAGCCAAGCTGTTCCGAAATCTTCTGCTCTACCTCATCCATCGAATTGACGGGCTCTGGTAGGTCTACATCACGGTAAAACCCATTTGCTTGGAGCTTTTTAAGCTCGTTCGGGGTCTTCCGCATCACGTGGGTGACGCGTTCAGCGACTTCCAAGCTGGACGCGCCATAAGGCACAACTACGTCTTCCGCAGTTACATACATTGCAACCTGACGACCGAGTGATGGGTCGTAGTACACCTTCTTGAACGCGTTACCTGCAAGGCCCAACCCCCACAACATGCGCTCGTGCTCAGGACGATACTCGACCATCACATCGGTCAACTGGTAATTCATATCTTCTTGGACGCGTGCAGCGGCGTCCTTCTTCTCTATAGTCTCTTTACCGATTATCTGCGTACGCACCGGCCCTTGGGCTGGGAATGTCTCGCTCATAGTCTCGGCTTGGAATTTAACTACCGCTTCGGCCAGCAGTGGGTGATGTACACCACATGCACCGGGCCAAGGTTCCGTACGGTCTTCGACCTTCATACCCAACAACTCAAGACCGTCTACATAAGTCTGTATCCAGTCCTTGCGGCTGCTGATATCTTCGTCAAACTCACCAAGCAGGTCGCCAGCAAGCTCTGTAAGCACGCTCTCGTCCAAGTCTTCAGCTAGGTTATCGTTAAAGTCGCCCTCGTCATCATCTGGGTCGATCTCGATTTCTAGACCATCCATGCCAATACGAACACTCTCAGGGTCTTCGATCTCAATCTCGATGTCTGGACCTTCGTCCATCTCCGACATCATCGGGGACATACCTAGCGGGGCTTGGTTGAGCGACTTGTCGATATCCATTTACTTGGCTTTCTTCTGGGTCGCAGCTTTAACTACGGTTTTAACTATTGATACCGCTGGTGATATCACTGCGGCTGCTTCAGCTACATCTTCGATAATATCGAACACGTTCTTTTTCTTTTTGGTCTGGGTTTGGTTCGCGCCTACTACGGCATCGCCGTATGGCACGCCTGCTGCGCGTGCTTCGTTAAAAGCTGTACGCTGGTCATTAGACCACTTAGCCCATTGAGTTTTGCCGATAGGAAAAAGTGCCTTAACATCTGCCATTAGTAGTACCCCTGATTGCGATTTGATTTAAAGTACACGATATCTTCGGGCTCGTCTAGGTTCGTAGTCACGTAGCCACCACGCCTAAACCTGTGTAGTGCCATAGACACAGTATCGACGTAGTCATCGTTAGCTCCGGCAGGAAATTCAGCTACTTCATCAATAACTTCTTCTGCCCAGCGCGTCCCCGGAGCCCACACACGCCCTGATGCAAATATATCTGCTACACCATTAAGCCTGCTTATCTTGTCGTTACCTCGTGTCGGGGTGAACTCTTGCACTGGTATGCCCATAGCCCGCATCTCGTAGATGAGCGGTGCACCTGACGCCTTCTTTTCTATGATGACGCCGTCTGGTTCCCACTCTTTATACTCTTCGACAGCCACACGCTTAAGCTCTGGAAACTCCATACGGTCACGGAACGCATTCAGCAGGATAATGTTAGCTTGTGTGATGCCGTTGTTGTCGGGGTGGTAAAACACACCCCAAGTAGTGCATGCACTATAGTCGGCTCGGCTCGTCTTCTCGAACGCCGTATCCCACACCTGCAGGACAAAGTCACAGCTTGGCGCGTCATCGCCTTCCCACTCCTGCCACCACTCTCGCTTGACGATAGCCGCAGACTCGGACACCGGGTTCTGCTGGTACTGCGCCTGCCACTTAGAGTTAGGAACGTCGCGTTTTACCTTCTCAAGCTCTTCAAGCTCCCAGAACTCAGGCCACAGCGGGTTGCCGCTAGGTAGAATGGCGGGAAACTCAATAACTTCCCACTCGTCTAAGCTGCCGTTAGCAGCTGCATCTTTAAGTATCTGCCCGGTCAGGTCGCGCTTCGACCAACGCGTCATCACAACTATAATGGCACCACCCGGCTGGAGACGCTGACGCGGACCAGATGTATACCACTCATATGCCTTGTCGTAGATGTCGGGGTTTATTTCCGCGATAGCAGCTTCTTGCTCTGAGTGCGGGTCATCAATGATGAGCACGTCGGCACCTTTACCAGTCACTGCACCGCCCACACCGATAGCGAAGTAATCACCCCCTTTTGACGTATTCCACCGGCCAGCAGCTTTTGAGTCTGCGGCTAGTTTTAAGTCAGGAAATGTCTCGTGGTATACTTCTGTGTCAACAAGGTTACGAACCTTACGACCAAAGCCTACAGCTAGTTCGCCGGTGTGCGAGCACTGAATGATTTTCTTTCCCGGATTAAGCCCGAGGAACCATGCAGGGAGCAGGTAAGACGCGAACTCCGACTTCGTGTGTCGCGGTGGCATATTAATAATGAGCCGTTTGCACTCACCACGAGCAACGCGTTCGAAGGCGTCTGCCATTTTTGCATGATGTCGTCCCCCTATGAATGACGGCCAAACCTGCTCTACAAACTTTAAGAATCGCTTACGCGACGCGTCACGCGTCTTGAGCTTGTCAAGCTTTTCTAACTCTGCAAGTAGTTGTTCTTGTTCGGCTGGGGACAGCTTGGGCAGTATCTTGGGTATGTCTTTGAGCGATATCGTCATCCGATATCATCCTCTTCCGCCAGTATCTCTTCGAAGTCCGCATCAAGTATGCCTAGTTCTTCATCTAGGTCCATGCCCAGTGGCTTCATATCTATAACGTCTGCATTCAGCAGGCGCTTGACACGTTCCGTAATGGCCTTCTCCAGACTCTCTGATGAGGTATAGTTGACATTTATCTCACTACGCTCGGTGAACAGCCCGATGTCGCTGTGCTTACCAAGTAGTTCGATGGCCTTGAGCTCGAACTTAATGTCCCCGCAGTCAGCTATCTCCATCAACTTATTAGTAAGCGCGGTGCGCACTTGGTCCACGTCGAGTGCTCGGCCTTGGCCATAAGCACGTAAGAAAGCCGCAGCGCCGAGGGCAGCAGGCAGGCTCTGGGTTAGTGGGCCAACTTTTTGTTTGTCGATGGCTGCATCAAGTAACGCCACCTCGTCTTCAAGGTTTTCTTTAGAAGACTCGACCGGGGCACCCAGCTGCTCAAGCAGCTCGGCTGTGTTTCCTATGGAAGCTAGTTTATCCGCGAAGCTGTCGAAGTCCTCGTCGGACAGGTCAAACGGCACTGGGTATTCCGTGCTTGGTTCTATTTTGACTATAGTCACGTAGTTAAGCTCCGCTTGTAGGAGGCCGGGGTTGCGAGGTTGTGTAACAACCTAGTGGGAAAAAGAAAAGGGTTAATTATCTTTGTGCGTCCAACCACTACGCTCGTAGGTCTTCTTGCGGTGGCAGTTAGCGCAGCGCACCTCACACTTAGCGATCTCGGCGTTTAACTTTTTCATGCTGACACCTTTGCGCGCAGCGTCTGACAAGTTGAAGTCTTTATCTTTGAGGTGGTCAAATTCTAGCACGATGGCGTCTGTTTCCCCGCAGTCTACGCAGGGGCTAGTCTTGAGGTAGTTGCTTATATACGCACGGATGCGCACGCGGGCTTTGACGCTGTACTCTTTAGCCTTGGCAATAACTTGATCTCGATGCTTCGCGTAGTGCCTACGGCTCGCTTCCCTCTGCTTCTCGCGGTCTTTGAAAGGCATGGGTGGGCTGAATAGGGGTAGGCTGTGGATAAAGCAAGGAAAATGGGGGG